CTGTAGGGGACAACCAAGTGGTTGTTAACTGGGGTTTGGAAGAGGCAAGGAGCCTGAATCAGCTAGGTATAAAATCACCATCACCCATAGAAGTAAAATACACATGGACAGGAAGATACAAACCATTTGACCACCAAGTTTCGACAGCATCATTCCTTACCTTACACCAGAAAGGTTTTTGTTTCAACGAACAGGGTACAGGTAAAACAGCAAGTGCCATATGGGCATCGGATTACCTACTGAAATTAGGTGTGATAAACAGGGTGCTTGTGGTATGCCCGCTCTCGATTATGGATAGCGCATGGCGTGATGACTTGTTTACATTTGCTACACATCGCACGGTTTCTGTAGCGCACGGATCAGCAGATAAACGTAAGAAGATCGTGCAAGAAGGCGCAGATTACGTGGTGATAAACTACGATGGTATTGGTATTGTGCTAGATGAATTAAAGAAAGGTGGGTTCGATCTTATTATTGTAGACGAAGCCACACATTATAAAAATGCCCAAACAAGACGTTGGAAACTTTTACGTCAACTAATACACGATAACACGTGGCTGTGGATGATGACAGGCACACCCGCTGCGCAGAACCCTACAGACGCATACGGACTGGCTAAGTTAGTCAATCCACAAAGCGTACCCAGATTTTTTGGTGCGTTTAAAGATATGGTTATGTTTAAAGTATCACAGTTCACGTGGAAGATACGTTCTAACGCTACAGATATAGTATACAGAGCGTTACAACCTGCTATACGATTTACTAAAGAAGAGTGCCTTGACTTGCCCCCGATGGTGTATACCAAACGACAAGTAGAACTCACATCACAACAAAAGAAATACTACAAAGAGCTGAAGACCAAACTTGTACTAGAGATTACAGGGGAGCAAGTGACCGCAGTTAATGCAGCTGTGACCCTTAACAAGTTATTACAGATATCCGCAGGGGCTATATACACAGACGAAGGTGATATACTAGAGTTTGATATAGATAACAGGTACAAAGTGCTACGTGAAGTTATCGACGAGTCGAGTCAGAAAGTTCTTGTATTCGTGCCATTTAAACACGCTATAGACATACTAACAGACAAACTACGCACGGAAGGCATAACTACAGAGGTCATACGTGGTGATGTCCCTGCACATAGACGCACACATATATTCAAAGCGTTCCAAGACAATACTGACCCACGAGTTTTAGTTATACAACCACAAGCGGCTGCGCATGGTGTTACGTTAACACGAGCTAACACAGTGGTGTGGTGGGGGCCAACCAGTTCGTTAGAAACATACGACCAAGCGAACGCACGTGTGCATAGGTCTGGACAAACACACAAATGCACGGTTGTGCAACTGCAAGGATCTGACGCAGAAAAGCACGTTTACAGACTATTAGATAAGAAAATAAACGTTCACACAAAATTTGTAGAACTTTATAAAGAAGTGCTTGACTAAGATACATTTTGATATTATATGTTAGCATATAATAAAAATAGGAGAGAGATATGGGTGGCAAAGTAACCCCTGACAAACTGGTGAAGGCATACTTACGTATTCGAGCAGAACGATCTATGTTATCTGCCAAGTTCAAAGAAGAAGACGGAGGTCTCATACGTGAATTGGATAGATTAAAACAGGCAATGCTAGATCATTGTGAAGATCACAATGTAGAAAGCGCAAGAACTTCCGAAGGGCTATTCTTTCGTTCGACTAAAAAGAAATACTGGGTTAGTGAATGGGATGCAATACACAAGCTTATTGTGGAAGAGAACGCACCTCAATTACTTGACAAACGTATCAATCAGGCGAACATGAGAGAGTTCTTGGAGGAGAATCCTGATCTCAAGCCAGAGGGATTAGAGATTGAAGAAGAAGTAACAATTTCTGTGAGGAAGAAATGAATGAACCTTTTGTAACCATAGATGACGTAGCTAAACATTTTAGCGTGTCACAAACGACTGTTCGTAACTGGGTAAAGCATAAGCACATACCTGAAGAGGCTTTTATGAAAATAGGTCACACTTACAGGTTTCGTCTTAGCGACGTGGTCACGGCAGTAATGAAAGCATCTAGTAAACGTAGCGAAGAAACAGTGGGCGAAGATTCACTAGCTGAACTAGATGAAGATATATAATATAGAGAGAAGGAGAAAACATGGAACAATATATTATAGAAAACGTAGAGGCTCTATGGCCTAAAATAAACACAACTTATCACTTTGATAGTAAAGTTGGTAGGTCTGTGGAGTGTGAAGCACTGACGGATGGCGCAGAGTATTCTATACAATTTCGTATGGACAACGATACTGCCAAAGCTTTGTATATTGAGATGGCAAAGATGTATAAGGCTAACAAGAAAGAGAAGTGGGCAGACGATTTAGAAAGGTTGTTTGTTAAAGATGACGAAGGTATGTTCACGCACAAGGCTAATTTAAAAGGTGCGTATAAAAACAAACCCACCCCTAGACCCATACAGGTTGACGCGAAGGGTAACAGGCTACCAGCAGATTTCATGTTGACTACAGGTAGCACAGTTAACATAGCTGTGCAGTTTGTTCCATACGACATGGGTGGCAAGCAAAATGTTTCACTGCGTCTCAGAGGGGTACAGGTCATAAAGTACATACCCTATGAAGACAAAAATCCATTTGCAGAGACCGATGGGTTTGTGTTTGAAGCAAAAGAGGATAATCCTTTTGAGACTTCAGAGGACGCTGTGGCAGAACCAAAGAAGGTCGTTAAGAAGCCCTCCCCTCCCACCAAGGATGCTGATGACGACTTGGGTGATATCGTCGCTAAGTGGGACGATTAACATGACCTCACCACGACTAGGCTTTTGCCGAAAGGATAACGTGCCGTATCTTGTCGTGGTGTCTTTGGCACAAGGTGGGAAAAATGGAAACAAAAGAATTTTTAGAGAAGGTTTTAGGTGATGGATACTATTCTGTTCTAGGTCTTGGTGATAAGAAAGTACAGAGTTTCCATGAAACCATAGACGATGTAATAGATAGAGCTAGTCAGTTAGACGCTGAAGGTGTCAACGCATACTTTGGATTAGCCACGTTTGAAACTACCAACGATAGAAAAGTTACAAATGTAAAGAGTCTGAGTTCTTTTTACTTAGATTTAGATTGCGGTGTAGGTAAAGAATACACCAACCAGAACGAAGCGTTCTTGGATTTAAAAAGATTTGTAAAAGCAACAGGACTACCTCGACCCATGTTAATAAACTCTGGGTACGGGATACATGTATACTGGGTTCTTACAGAGAGTGTACCCTATGTTAAGTGGCTACCCGTAGCCCAGGGCCTCAAGGACATGTGTATACAGCATAACTTGTCAGCAGACAATGGTGTAACTGCCGACGCTGCGCGGGTACTCAGAGTCCCTGGTACACACAACCATAAACGTGGCGCACAGAAACCTGTCATGTTTCTTGGCACGGGTGAGTTTCACGACGTGGAGTTTGAGGAGTTTGCACGGCTCGTAGGTAAAGAGAACGCAACGACTCTTACCGAAGTTAGCAACGAAGCTAACGCTCTCAAGCAAGCCCTGATAGAGAACTCAGAGTTTGGATTTAAGAACATACTATCCAAGACGATGAGGGGTGTGGGGTGCGAACAACTAAAGAATATAATGGAGAACCAACAGGACATAAGCGAACCACTATGGAGAGCAGGACTATCTATAGCTAGGTTTTGTAACGACTCTGATAAAGCTGTGCATAAGATGTCAGAAAGACACCCTGAGTACAATGAGTACTTAACACAAGAGAAAGCAGATCTTATAAAGGGTCCTTATACGTGTGCTAAGTTTGCAGAGGAAGACCCAGAGCCATGTTCTGCGTGTACGCATTGGGAAAAGATAACATCTCCCATAGTTTTAGGTAAAAGCATAAAGAAAGCTCCCACATCAAAGGACATACCTTTGTATCCAGAACCATATTTTCGAGGGGCAAATGGTGGTGTATATGTAGATTTTAAATCTGCTGATGGCGAACTAGAACAAAAGATGATATACCAGAATGATCTATACGTTGTGAAACGTATCATGGATGTAGAGGTCGGAGAGGCTATTGTTATGCGACTGCATCTACCTCAAGATGGTGTAAGAGAGTTTACAGTTCCTCTGACTGCTGTAACATCTAAAGAAGAACTAAGAAAACAACTGTCTATGCACGGCATAGCTGTATTAAGAATGGATGAAATAATGGCATACACAACTACATGGGTTAATCAATTACAAGCTAAGAGCGTTGCAGAAGAAGCTCGTAGGCAATTTGGGTGGACTAATGATGAGTGCGAGGGCTTTGTACTTGGCAACGAAGAGGTAACTATCAACGAGACAAAATTTAACCCACCCTCTACACCTACAGCTAGTTTGTTTCCGTCTTTTGAACCAAAAGGCACATTGGAAGATTGGAAAGATACAGTAAACTTTTATAATCGTGAGAACTTTGAGTTACATCAGTTTGTTCTTGGCACGTCATTTGGTTCTCCGTTAATGAAGTTCTCCCCCATAAACTGTGCTGCTTTACACATATACAGTAAAGAGTCAGGGGTTGGTAAGACAACTGCCATGATAGCGGGAGCATCTGTGTGGGGCAGTCCAGAAGATTTGATTATGCACGAGCGAGATACATACAATACAAAAATGAACAGAGGTGAGATATACCACAACCTACCAATGTACATGGACGAGCTTACAAATACTTCAGGGAAAGAACTGTCTAACCTAGCATATCAACTGACAGGGGGTAGACAACGTGGTCGTATGTCAGCAAGCAGTAACGTGGAACGTCACAGAGGTGAGGCATGGAAGCTATTGGCTGTGACTACAGGAAACACAAGCATGGTAGAGCGCATAAGTATTATAAAAGCTATGCCAAAAGCTGAAGCACAACGCATACTGGAGTGCCGTGTTAGTCGTATGCAGTTTGATACAAAAGAGGAAACAGACGTGTTTAGCTCGTGTTTACAGAACAACTACGGACACGCAGGTAAGATATACATAAAACACGTTATGGAAAATTTAGATGAAGTGCAGAAACTTATACGGCAGGTGCAAGAGAAAGTTGACATGAAGGCAAATCTTACTGCTGAGAATAGATATTGGTCTGTGCTGGTGGCTTGTACCCTAACTGGTATCATATTAGCAAACCGATGTGGTTTGGTTCAGTACGACACTAAAAAGTTATTTCAATGGGCAATAGAACGTTTGAAAGAGAATAAACGTCAGGTCGAAGATATGAGCATATCTGTAGAAGAGACTCTCAACGATTATATAAATGAACATTGGAGTAACGTGCTGTGGATCAAAAGCACAGAAGACTTACGAAAACAGGATAGCGATGTAGCTAATCTTATTATACCTGAAGCCTTACCAAAAGGTAAACTTGTAGCTCGATACGAGACAGATTTAAAACGTGCGTTTCTTGTGCCAAAACCTCTGAAGGCATGGTGTGGAGAGCATCAGATAAACTATAACGCCTTTCTACAAGATCTAACAAGCAAGCTGGGGGCCACGAAAGTTAAGATGCGGCTGAGTAGAGGCACACATATGAATTTACCTCCTACATGGGTTATACAAGTTGATTGTTCTATAAGCGATGAGACTGCGACAGGGAATATTAAAATCTGATGATTTAAGTCCTGATGGTGTGCGTATAGTGATAAACTGGGACAATATGGTAACAAGTTCCTCTGTGTTTATCTTATGTGTGGATGTCCAGGAGGCTGTAAGACAAATAAAAAATGTAGCAGAAACAAAGGGTTGGACACTAGAAACGCAGGTGCGTATAGAGAATAACAAATTAGGTGTTCGCATTTGGAGAATTTTGTGATAAATGTAGGGTGACAGGTTATGCTTGTCACTCTCTTTCTCTTATGTGACCATCTTCGGGTGGTCACTCTTTTTAAGAAAATAACCTCATACCTCTATCATACTCTCGTAAACTTTGACGCATGATCGGGTCGTATACAATACCCCCTATTGTCTCTGCTGTTCTTTGTTGAAAACTCTCCAAAGACCTATCTATCGTCTCTGGTAGTATTATATATTTAGACTTTTCAACTGCACTTAGTTTTCTGTTGTATTCTTGTATGGCAGTCAACGCTCTCTGGAATGCTTTTACGTCTCCATTAATAAGTTCTTGCGTTATAGCTATATTAAAATCTCTTAGTAGCTGTTGACGATCTGCGCCTAGAGCTTTACGTTTTCGCAGCTCGTTCCTATTGTAATCATACTGCGCTACAAGATCTGCGTTTGTAAAACCTGCGGTTTGTAGTAGAGCTTGCATAAGCGTTATATCTTCTACAACAGCATCACCTCTTCGAGTAGTGACTTCTCCTGTTATACCTTGATCCACACCCTTTATTAGATTACGTACAGCTGCAGGTGTTATGGCTTGGACACCTCGCATTACCTCACCATCAGCGACTAAATCCATTCCTCTACCGATACTTAAACTTACGCCTATCACAGGACCCCCAAGTTGCTCTATCATCGTCCATAATTTTGCTTGATCTTTTTCTATGATGGGAGGACGATACAACAAGCTGTTCATGCTTATTCTGCTAGATACCTCTGCTCCTAAAGCTGTGTTTACGAGTCCTTTATAGAATCCTTCTCCTACAGTCTTTCGCATCATGGCATCAAAGTCATCATCTTCATCATCAGCAAACAAGTCGTATATCTCTCCCAAAGCCCCCATCAATGGCATACCTGCGACTCCTGTGAGTATACCTGTTGTTATTAAAAATCTTGCTAACTGATGTTGTGCTATCCTACGGTTTTCTCTTGTCGTAGCATCGCCACCTGCTTGAAAAGCATCGTTAGTCATAGTTGCCATCATGTGGTATTTACTCATGGCAAAGCGTTTAAATAACATAAGCACGTTACCGATTGCACTTTGTGCTGCGATGGGACGACCTGCTGATGCAGTTGCCCCTAGTGTAAACTCTGTCTCCTTAATCGCCATAGTTGCAGCTCGCTCTTGCTTTTGTGCGTCAGACAAACCTTCTTCTTCCTTAGTTGGTTTATCTCGTAATCTTTTAAGTTCTAACATATAGTTAGATGTCATAGCGACCTCACGATTGTATCGCTCTGCATGATGAAACAAGAAACTTGTAAAAGAGTTAATCTTCTCTAACGCATCTTTAGCGTTGTTCATATCTAACTCTTCTTGGTTTAGAGATTGATTTATCTGAGCGTTGTCCTTGGCAACTTCAGCTAACGTTTCTATGTCTAACAAGTTTTGGTGTTGTTCCTTAGTCATACCCGCTTCCTGGATATCATTGTCGGACATACCTTTTAATTTTTCGTAGTCGTAATTACCTATGGAAAATCCTGCTATACCTGTGTTTATTTCTCTATTGGTCATCTTGCCATCAGGTCCCATAACTTTTACCATTTTAGTTTTTGGACTTTTTGCTAGTATGGCTGTAGCTCTACCAACAGCTCTGGCAGTATCGACATCGCCATATTTACCTGCCATACGTGGCACACTACTCATAAACACATCAAAAGTGGTTATCGCTGCAGAAGATATATTCCAGCCCATAGTCCACGCATACCCAGCTGCGGTGAGAGATTGTGACCATCGCGGTATATCAGGACTTTTTGCAAAGTTAGCGATTCTATTCATACGATCTTTATATAAGGTTGTGGTAACATCTGTTGTTTCCGCAGGTAACGGCTCTTCTAAAACCTCCCTTTGAAACTTCTGTATCTTTGCTCCATACTCCATTTGCACGAGTTGCCTGTTGTAGTCACGTCCCTTTGTCTCAACCATATCTACTAAATCAAACATTGTCCCTGCCATGCCTGTTGGTACAGAGTCCCCTAAGAAACCACGAACATCTTTACGTTCACGGAAAGACTGTATAAAAGATCGCTCTGGCATAGAATCAAGAGCAAGATCTACGACCTTATTTATAGTAGCTTTGTCCGCCCCCTCTTTTTCTAATATCTCAAATACCCTGTATACAAACGAACCTTTTGGCGCATTTCTGTAATCTATTGTGCTGGTGTTTGTACCTTCTTCCATCTGTGCTTTCTTTACTTGAGCTATACGAGGGTCGTCAGCAGGTAGTCTGCCCAGACTTTTTTCGTTATATTCTTGTAACTTTGCCTTTGCCTTCTCTCTATCTCCTACAGTCTTAAAATATTCTACATATACCTCTACATTGTTAGTCTTAGGGTCAAGAGCTGTATATTTTAATCTATGTCTACCCGCACGAGTTAGAGGAGCGAACGGTTTTATAGTACCACGTTCTTGGTTTAACAATTCTGCTAACTTATCTTTTACTCTTTTTTGTCCTTCCGCGTTTGCGATAGTGACAGCTAAGTTGGCTTCTACAGCATCCATAACGTCCGCAAGAGATGTTTCAAACGTGTTTGTTATTATCTTGTACATGTCTTGACCACGTTTACCTAGTTGTGCGTACTGTCTTCTTAATTCTGCATGTATCTGTTTGCCTTCCTCTAGGTTGTATCTATCGCTACCTTTTTTGTGTCCATAAGCTTTATCAAAGCTTGCTTCACGAGGGTCAATTCTTTCGTACGTGGCGTTAGGTATTAGAGATTGCAGTATAGTGTATGCTTTTGGGTTGTTTTTTCTAAAGTCTTTTAGATCTCTTACTATGGGATCTAACGACTCATTTCTTTTTCGTAGGGCAGAACTCATGTTGTTTATTATTGTATTTAACTGCCCTGCTCCAGGTATACGTGACTCTGATAGTTCTGCTAAGATGTTAACAGGCTGTAGACTCAACCACGCTTTTTTGACTATTAGTGGTATCTTACTACCCAGCCAACCTCTGCCATCTTGTATGTAATTGTAAAAATTATTACCCTTTACATAAGTGGCGGTGTCAGATGCAAAATTATTTATAGCTTCAGCAGCTCTAGATGGTATTGAAGTGTCTAAATACAATTGATTGGCATCTCTAAACTCAGGTGAGGGTGCTAGTATACCTTCGATCAGCTCGTTTGCTGTAGATAGAGCGTCTGCCTGTTTTGGGTTGATTCCTACGAGTCGTCGTAACATGTTAGACACAGTGTTCATAAACCGTTGAAACGCACTAGCAGGTTGCCTGTTTACATGTATTGTGGACAGTTTACGTTGAAAGATTGGGTTACTGAAGGTCTCTGCCACAAACTCATCTAGAGATATGGTTCCGTACTCATCACCCAGCTTGTCCTTAACATTGTTAAATAACGTGGTAAGTTGTTTTGTTACAGGGTGGGACTTGTTTGCCAGGGTAGCGGACGTAAGTGCATGAGTAGCTTCATGTAACAACACATGACTGTTTATAGGTCTAGAAGAGTTTATACTTATAGTGTTAGTGCGAGGATCAAACTGTCCGCTAACCTGCACACCATCTGCATCGGTTAGATCACTAACAAGCACAACCTTTGTGTTACCCATGTTTTTAGCAAGGGCTTTTGCTATGGCACTTATCCTAATATTATCAGTGCCAGATGCCAACACGTTCAACGCAGATACTAAACCACCTTTTTGTAATATAGCCACAGCCGCAGGGTGTAACGGCACATCTAAATTAGCAGGAGCGTCTGTTCGTAAAAACAAGGGTAGTTTGCTAGCTTTTGAACCTCCCTCTCTGTAATACGTTTCTAGCTCGCGCATAGCTTGACGTGATCGTGTCCTACGCTCTTCCTTGATTTCATCTTCAACTTGTTTGTCAATATTCTCTTGATACTTTCTTTGCGCTTCTTGTCTTTTTTCTCTCTGTCTTTCTCTAGTGTTAAACGCAGAGACTTCAGCTCTGTAAAAAGCTACACGATCTGCAAACCATTTTTGTCCTTCAGGAGATAAATTTTGTTTTACCCACTGCTCTACCCGTGTACCTGCTAACTTTCCTTGGTTTCCGTCTGTAGCAAGAAAAGCCACTTCTCCTGCAGATAAAACTTCTTCTCCTTTTTCTGTTTTCTTGTAGGAGTTTGGTCCATTTACAACCTCCCAAGCGGCTATGTCCAATGATCTTTCTATGTTTGGACTTTTGCCTAATGTTTGCGCAACAAAATAAGATAGTTGTTTTACCTGCTTACCACCTTCTTTTCTTGTCCTTGATTGTTTCTTCTCTAACAAATCAACAATTTTATTTTTATCTCCTATGGGTAAATCATCATATAAGACTTCTGTGTCCCCTGCTTTTTCATTAAACTTACGTAACTCCTCAGTATACCCATAGTTCTTTTCGGTCACATTTTTCTCAAATACTTCTTTTGCTCGTGTATTAGCATCGACAGTTTCTTTCTTTGTAGTTTTCGTTTTCTTCTTTTTATCCTGTAACTTCTTTACATCCACTATTGGTAGACCTGTTGCATCATCTGTGGGAGCATCAGCAGGTACATCTTTTTCTGGTATAAATAATATATTAGGGGCAGCTTGTGGTACTACACTGCTAATTGGTTGGAAATCAGCTTCTTTCTTTGCTTTTTTCTTTAGTGGTGCGTCTTGTTTTCTTTTTCTAACATCACTAGGTTTAGCATCTGACTTAGTATCATCCACTCTATCGGGTGTAGTTTTAGCAGTTCTTCTGGGACCTTTACCTGCCCCAGTTGTCGTACCCCCTCCAGTTGGTGGATCGTCTTTAGGGCGAGTTCTACCTCTTTTTGTGTCAGGTTTTGCATCGAATAAATCTCCTTGCGCTTCATCAACATTAGCAAGATATCTACTGATATTCAATTTTGTTTGTTTAGATACGTTAGTATTGTTACCAAACTTAACAAGCTCTTGCCGTATTGGGGGGTCAGTTATATCTTTTCCAACCACACGTTTTCGCACAGGAGCTTTAGCTGAAACTCCCAGTCTGTCTAACAACCCATCAGTTACTATGTTGGGGTCTCTGTCTGCAACAGTGGCGATCAGCTCTTCTCTTAGTTGAGGTCCTGATGTGACAGGCTCTGTTGTATCAGGTGCTGTTCTATCTCTAATTCGTTTCTTTTCTGCGTATGTAGGCTTTAACCCAGGTAGGGGTAGCTGTACTTCTTCTCTCGCAGGGGCAGGTTTTGCTGAGAAGGCATCGTCAAAACTTTGTGCTGCGGCTGCCTCATCATCTTGTAAGTCTCTAAGTTGCCTATCAGTAAGCGTAGTTTTTTGTTTTATCTTCTCTTGTTCAGCCTTTTCTTTTTCTGCTAACGCCCTGCTAAGTTGTTCCCCTATAGCAGTGTCTGTAGTAGCTGCTGTAGCTATGGGGTCAGGCTCTGGCTCGGCTTCAGGCTCTGGTTTTGGTTTTGGTTTTGGTTCAGCCTGTTCTGCTAAATCAGTTCTTGCTCCTAATACCTCTGCGCTCGGCATATCAGCTAGAGTAGCTTCTCTATCTGCACGTTGTTTATCTAGTTCTGCTTCTTGTCTTCCTGTAACAGCTTGCCCTTCTGGAGTCACTAATCTTGGTCTATCTGCACGTTGCTCTTCTAGTGCTGCCTCCTGTGAAGGTGTAACAGCTTGTCCTTCTTCTGTTACCTGAAACGTGGGAGCAGGTAAACCTTTCGGAGGAGCAGGTAGTCCCTTTGGTGGGGCAGGTAACAACGCTACAGGTTTATCTTGCCCTATAGCTAATATTTCATCTGTAGCATCAGTTTCTTCAGGGGTTGGGCTGGTTCTAGCTCTTCTTCTTGGCGCGATCATTTCTACAATACCTTGCACAAATCCACCTACACCTGCGCCATAGCCAAACGCTTCACCTGACCCCTCAAACATACCTTGTTCTGGGTTGTATATGCCCTGTTCTATAAGATTTTGAGCAACAGCTGCGCCATATTCTTGAAGTCCCTCTACTCCTGCTTCTTCAGCTATACGTCTACCCCTTGATATTATGTCGGTAGCAACATCGTCACCAACACCTCTTTTAAACCTGTTTATTATTCTACTTATAGGAATTAATTCGGATGCTCCTACAACTCCACCTCCTAATGTGGCTAGTCCACGTTCTCTCTCTGTAGCTCCTCCTTCTCTCGCTCTTTCACTTGCCTCACCTGCACCTGCAGAAATAGCCAACCCTGCTCCCGCAAAAGGATTTATAGCTGTTGTAGCTAAAATACCACCGAAAGAACCAAGAGCTTCACTAAACTTTCTAGGTATAGCCGCGCCCTTACCCTCCTCTATCCTAGCTTGCACGTTAGCATCAGGTGCAAGGTACTCTTGTATAGCGTCCCCTACGTTTTGTATTTTTTCACGTACCGCTAGTTCAGGTTCCTCACCTAATACACTAGCAAGACCAAGAAGACCTTGTTCAGCAAGCGTCGCGCCTCCTGCAAGTATCCCCTTTGGGACTTCTTGTAGTTGCTGTCCAAAAGTTACGGGTCGTCTTCGTTGTATTTCTTCAAATTCACGACGTAGTGCTTCATCTCTTGCAGCTCTTCGTTCTTCTTTAGACTTGGTGGCATCTTGCTCTTGTTGATCTTGATATAAATCTATAAGTTGTCGTGTGGTAGCTCCTTCAGGACCCTCTACCTCTACTGCAGTGCCATCTCGTCTGTATATCTCGTATGTAGGCATTGCACTCCTTTATCTAGATAACTTTTTACTACCTTTAGACTCATCAAAATCTAATAATCTAAGTCTCCTAGCGATATCTTTAAGGAGAGCGGTTTCTCTTTCTGTAGAATCCTCCACTATATCATTTATCGAGTTTTGAATACCCCTTAAAGTATTCCTTGCCTCTTCTTTATCATATTGGTCAGCTTTAGGATCTTGCAGTATACTGTTTAACTCTAAGATTTTAAACTTAAATTGATCTTCAGCTTTAGCCCTGACATCTTGAATTATTTTTAGTAAGTTAGTCTGCCGTCCCACTAACCTACTGTAAGACAACTCATCTTTACTTAACTTGTTAAGATCCATCTTCGCTTGCGCTTCCATTTCGTCGGCTCTTAACTCTCGTAATTTAGCCTTATTATTAAACACTCGCTGGCTGTATTGTAGATATGCACGGGCTACATTACCTCCACCAAGCCCTCTACCAGACGCAGGTGCAGATAGTACGGTTAACAGTCCCTCTAACCACTCGTTGTACGCATCTTCTTTACTTTGTAAATCTTCTTTAGAATCTCCAGACTTTGGTTCTTCAGGCACATTATCCACTTTATCTTTTAAATTGGTGCTTATTTGTGGGAATAAGTCTGTGGGATCAGTGGGACCTGCGAAGGGTATACCTTCTTGCTTACTTCTATCTTTAGCCACTGGAGGCTTATATTTACCTAACTGCGTAGTTGGCTCATTAAAATTATCTGTACCTTTTACAAATCCAGACTCATCTGTGGTTATGGTAGACTCTCTAGGGGTTATGCCAGACCTCTCTGCTATATCTGTAAATGCGTCTTCTTTTAATTTTTTTAAGTTAGGCTGCATGATGCCCCCAAGTCCAGGAGTGATAAATCTTTTCTTTTTTTCTTCTTCCTCATTCTCCATATCTATGGCTTTACCATCAAAATATCCGACAATACCACCTTGAGCCATAGCAGCCATGTTGGGTCTTTTTGCGCCTCCTATACCCATCTGTGCTATACGTTTTAGGTTTTGATCCATCCTGTTTTTCTTATTTTTTAATACACCTGATACTCCTTCAGCAAGTTCTTGCTGGGTACGCCCTAACAAGTTAGCCTCATTCTCCTGTACTACGGTCTTGGCATCATTTTGCATAGCCAAAGTCATAGCATTTTTTGCGGCTTGTTTTTCTGCTAACACTTGTTCTGTAGCAAGAGCGTCTAATAAACCTCCACTTATCTTGGCTCGTCTTTGCATCTCCTCCTGCGGTAAACCGTAAAAGAGTTTTTTCTTTCTATCTATAAGTTGATCTATTCCAAAAGACATCAGCTGCCCTTCTTTCCAAAAATGCTAGTTAATAAAGCCATTACATCTCCTGTGTCTTGTCGTAATGTCTCTAATGCTGTGGGTTGAGTGTATGTGTAAGACTGCGTTGCAATAGGTAGTCCTTGAAGCAAAGACTGCATATATTGCACCTGTTTGTAGGGGTAGTCACGTTCTTGTTCGAACTGTAACATGTCAGCGGTTATACCTTCAGACTCTATATCTCTTTGAACACGTCCTAAATCTGCTTGTTTTTGTAGGGCAGCAAGACCAAATTTACTTGCCTGTTCAGCAGCAGACAGTCCTCTATTTTGTTCAACGTTAAACTGCTGCATGGCTTTATCATACGCATCAGAGTAACCTTTACCTGTTATAGCAGCTAAATTTTGTAGTAGATTTCTATCTCTTTCTGCAGCCATAATCGCTTGTCTGCCTCCACCAAAAGCCCCTGCTTTGGTAAGCCGTGATCGGTCAGCAAGAGCTGATATATCTGATTGTCTCCTAGCTTCGTCTATTTGAGGTTGCAAAGCTGCGGACAAATACGGGTTCATGAATTTAGCTGCTTGGTCAGCTGTAAATGACTGCGTGTTAAAAGCTCCCATTTGTTCAGTTGGTATGTTTAGACTAGCAATACCCCCAAAAGCCTGTGTTTGTAGTTCTGATGGACCTGCTGTTAGTGGTCCTGTATACGCTTGATACGGCTCACTGGCTAATCCTGCGCCTTTGCCAAGCATTTCTGTGACATAAGGACCTGCATACGGGGACAAAGAAGATTCCGTGCCTAACGCAGGTAACGTAGATACTTCAGGAGAAGCGTCTTTTATTGAGGAATCTGTTGTCATATTATTCTCCTACGCAGGTAAAAATTCTTCTGGGTCTATCTCTGGACCTTGTTTTGTTGTACCAGTCCTAGCTTTACGCACTCTATCCATCATATCTTCTAACACTTTAGCCCCTGCATCCGAGTTACCATTACCCAAATGACTTACCACGTCTGCAGGTATAACAAACTCACCATCACTTAACATGGCAGGTTGCTCGTTGTCTATCATGGCAGGGACTTCATCTGCCATACCATCAGTTTTTCCGTCTAAATATCTGCCTTTTTGTAGCTTGGCAATACCTCCATCAGCGTACGTTTGATAAGGACTTGTATAAACATCTGCTCCTGCGGCTAAACTTTCGGGGGTTGGTATAGTTGGCAATGTAGATAACCCTGTGTCACTTGCAGGGGGAGGAGGAGGCATTGTAGTTTGGGCAGGTATGACAGAGGGAGGTCTCATTTGATTCGCAGGATTAGCCCTATTTAGTGCTTCTAACCCTGCAACTTCTGTGGCAATCGCGGATTGTGCGCCTTCCATAGCAGGGGTATCGCCTTTTGGTACAAAACGCACATCAGAAAAGTACCTTTGTCCCCCACTTCCAGGTCGCCTGTTAGGGTCAAATGTGTTAGCAACTCTACCTCGCTTGGCGGTATATTCGGGTATAGATCCTTGATAGCCTACAGTCGGTTGTGAGGAACCAAAAAGTCCTAACGCACTACCAGCTAGTCCGCCCAACCCTGCTATTTTGGTAAAATCAAGCTCGCCATCGGTTTGGTACAAGTTTTTTAAATTAAGGGAATCATACCACTTTTTGCCTGATTCAGCCATTACGTTTTTCTCCTAAGAATATTCAACAATTTATCCGTTGCTTGAGAGTAGTCTGCATAAGGAGTGCCTGTGCTAAGATCATCTATACTACCTTCGTAATTAAATAAGTCTCCTGTTGTATTATTATACTCTTTATATGGGTCAGTAAACATATTTTCTTGCACAGGGTTGGCAAAAATACTGCTAAAATCGTATTGATACCCTATGTCTGCTAGCTCTGGAGGATCTACTTTTACCTGTCTACCATACAAAGTTTGCAGTATTTCTTCTTCTGGAGGCTCCTGTGGGTCTGTATTTAACACAGGTAACATGTCTGTGGCTGTTTGTATAGCCGTGGCTGTATCTGTAGCTGTATCTGTAGCCGTATCTTGATCTATTGCGGTATCAATTAACGCAGCTGTATCTGTTACTGTGTCTATATCTTGTTCAGTGACAGCGCTGGGATCTTTGTTTAATATTGTAGCAACCACGCTGTTTACATCGCTCACGGTGGTATCAACTGCGCCCCCAAACACGTGATTTCCTACCTTTGTGCCTCCATCTTTGTGTTCTGATAACACAGCATCACCCCAAGAGGGGTCAGCTATATCAGGATTCCAATAATTAACAGCTCCTCCTGTGTTATCAGGGATCTCTCCTGAAAATACTTTATCTACAATCTCACCAATTTTTTTGTACTGGTCACTGTCGGAGTCAAGATTTGTAAGAGTGTTACCACCCTGTTCTGGAGCATTCCATGCAGAAAACTGTGCATATTTAGTGTCTGTGCCGTCTAAAGAAACATCTGCCACAGTATTAGGGAAACGAGAATCAAACGTCCTGTTACGTATGACATGAGCAATAGAAGCCATTTCTTGCTCATTACCTGATGCGTACTCTCCGTTTATGGTTCTTATAAGGATGTCTCTATCTCTTTTTGATAGAGTGCTTGCAGATATTGCATTTATATCTGACATAGTAAGGGGACTTGTGCTTTCTATGTCTTTTGCTGTATCAAAAGATAGACCACCTGTGTTCTCTACTTCTTCTTTTATCTTTGCTATAGAATCTGTTGTTTCTTTAGAATTTACTATAAATGTAGCAACATCGCTTACATCAGATATAGATTGCCCTGTTTCGTCTGCTATCTTCTGTATAGAGTCAGTTGTAGTACCACCTGTTTGATTAATCTCATTAATCATATCTACCACAAACTCAGATCTTGTGCCTAAACCCGCTTCTTCTAACACTTGTTGCACAAGATCATCATCAAGCCCCATGTCTTTTAGAGCTTGTGTAGCTAATTCTGCATCGCTTAGATTAGGATCACCTAATATCTCTGTAGTCGTACCTGCAAACTCTCCATCGGGGTCTATAATTTTGTTTTCTACATAGTTTCGTTCTTGTAAACTTAGCGTACCAGCTTCATACCTTTTCTTTAGCTCGTTCTGTATACTTTCTACAGAATTAGCCACTGCTACAGCCCCACCCTGCCCTGCTGCGCCTAGTAAAAACGCTCCTCCCGTTTCTGTTTCTGTACTAATACCATAATCTTTTAAAGCTTTTTCAGTTATCGCAGTTTGTGATGCTTCGGTGAGTCCGCCCACTCCAGTTGCAACAGTTATATTAACAGGTATGCCTAGAGCCTTTCGTTGTCTAGGAGTCAACTTGGTATACAAATCACCTATTGTTTTTATACCTAAAGTACCTATGGCAGCTTTTGCGGTAACAACATCTCCAACCAACTCAAAACCACCTGCCATTGCTGTATATTTATACAATTGATCTTCAACTTTAGTTATCGCTTTTCCTACATCTCCTCCAGCGTCTGCTAAAGTTGTTTGCCACCCAACGTTATCGTCTAATGCACCACTTTCTATTGCTTTTTCTAACTCTTCTCGTACCCTCTTAGCAGAGTCTGCTTGTCCCTCTAAATATCCTGCCGCAGACACTATTGTGCTACCCACAAGAGGTCCTGTTAGAGCCAGCACAGCTATGTCAGTGGCAACGTCGCCAAACTCCTCTGCAGCGTTTAAAAAAGTAGCAAATTTGTCTGTCCCGTAAGGTCTACCCGCCCTGTCTAAGGCTTGTTTTCCCCCAGGCATAGCTTCACCGAATGTCATTCCTGCTGCTGGCAAAGCTTCAAGCTGTCTTATATAGTTTTTTGTGCTAATTTTACCTTTAAAAAAATCACTACCTGCGTTTAAATCTGATACAATTTTGCCTGTTGCATCTCTAAAAAATCTAGAGGGGTCTTTATCTACAGCAGCTTTAAATCTGTTAACAAGAAAATCCGCGCTGTTCGCCCCACCCTCAACAGACAAGGCAAATGCTTCTAAAGCACCTTTACCTACATTATAACCCGTATCTGCTAGGTTTGTTTGTGCCTGATCTATAATTCTTTTAGCTACAGCACCTGCGTCTGGAGTTTCTTCACCTAATATTCCTGACAGTTGGCTTTGAAAGTCTTCATCTGTTGTCTCAGGTCCAATTCCTGCGCCTACAGGACCTGTAAAAGTTTTAGGGTCATCCAGTATTTCTTGTTCAGACAAAGATGCTGTTGATAACTCGTCAGGCTCAAAAGATATACCTGCAGCGTCCAACTCCTCTTCTGCTGTTGACGTTTGTGGGAACAAGTCCGTGGGGTCAGTAGGACCTGTGTAAGGTATGTCAAAATCATAACCATATGTATCTATCTTTTCAAAGCCCGCCTGTGCATCTTCTAATGGCATACCCAATACGGGTGGTTCGTCTATCTTTTCAAAACCTGCCTGTGCATCCTCCAGAGGCATGCCTGGTGTGGGAGGTGCATCTATCTTTTCAAAATCTGCTTGCGCTTCAAGAAGGGGGTCAGGTTGATCTTTAAATTTATCCAGTGTCTCTTTGTCAGGTAATACTGCTTCAGTTAAAAACTCTCCCGTATCCATTGGTAATTCTTCTACAGGGTCAATAAAGGCTTTAACTTTTTCTTTGACTAAATTTTTTATATCCGTGGTAGCTATATTCCCCAACTCATTGTTTATAGCATCGTATATATTAGCTCCTTTTGCCCCTGCTGCTACTGCTGTAGATATAAGTTTTGACACGTCATCAAGAGCTTCGGGCGATAAATCTTCACCTCTTTCCAATATGGGGTTTATAACTGTGTCAGATAAGGCTGATATGGTAGCGGCTTGTATGCCATCATCACCTTTTATCTCGGCTGTCAACCCTGACTGTAAAGCACTATTTAAAGCTTTGCCAAGCTTGGTACTGGTATCTATACCTACAGTGCTTATTATTTCGTTTACAGCTTTGGATACAGCTCCTGAACCAACTAAAGCACTATCTAGAATAGCAGCTCCTATATCACCGCCATTTGTTACTACATTCACACCTGTATCAGCTACAAAATTAGCTACGGTGGAACCCACCTTGTCTGTTAAAGCTTCAGCGGCTACCTCTCCTACAGCGTCCGCTGCACCTGCGGCTACTGTTGATATAACAATAGTTTTTAATACGTCTTCAGGGTCAGCTCCTTCGTCTATAGCGTCTGCACCGTTAATTATAGGCACAGCCCACCCGTTACCTGTGGCTACTGCTGCTACGTTCACGACAGTTTTTACCTCATCACTACGTAATATCGCTTCGCCCACAGGACGTAACACGTCAGCAGCAGCGTCAGCTACAGGTCTAATTACATCTCCTATAGCATCAGCAGCTTCTTCTATAGCGTTTACCACTACGCAGCCTCCATTAATGGTTGTTTACCAAACTTCACAAACATACCATACCCATTTCTGTTTTCTAATTTTACAACATCAAACCCTGTGCCTTTTTCTTCAAACCTTTTTTTCAATACACGCAGTCCTGGCAGTAGTTTTTCATTTCTTATCTGTGCGCTGGCGAAAGCTATACCTTTTTTCTGCAAATGCGCCCCGTATCTGTACATACTATCCAAAAGATTACGTCCTACATCCATATTGTATATTCGCACGTACATGTTATTTTTTTCACGGTTAAACACACCCACAAATATGCTATTACCTATCTGTACAGTTTGCACGTTTTTACTTCCTATCTCATCAAGCACTGTAGCCGCTACCTGTCGCATAGTAACACCTTCTGGTACCTGTCCCGAACTTTTAAGGTTTGTCATAGCACCAAATAACACTTGATTGTAACTTAGTTTCTTCTTTTTGCTATCTACCAAATCCATTATGTTACCTCTAATAAACTAGCTACCACATGCAATCTGTTAGCCGTTGCCGCTGTTACCTTTAATATCTCTGAAGCATCTACGACAAGAGGTGCAGACAACAATTCTACCGTAGCATTAGCACCCACAGCTTTCACTTTATATAAACTAAACACATCTGACCCACTCGTTAAGGTCAATGTTATGGTGTCAGCGTTACCTGAGTCTTCTGATACTAAGATAGATTTTACGATAGCCGTAGTGCTTGCAGGGCATGTGTATAGCGTGGTTATGCTTGTGCTTGATAGGTCTACTTTTGCATTTTTAAATGTGTTTGCCATTATCCTAAAAACCACGATTGAGCATCAACTTCGTTTTTTAAATCCGTCTTTCTAAACTGCTCGTCAACTTGATTAAAATACAAACGTAACGCATCGTTTAGCTTCATAGCCTCTTCTTTACTATACTCCGTGCTAGGCAGAGGTAGAGGGGGTGATCTAAATTGAACATCTATTCCTTTGGATGTAGGCACTATCGTCTCCCATCAGGACGCATGTCGAGTCGGGTAGCTCCCAACTGCCATTGTACGCCTGTTCTAGCTGATTGTATCTTTAAGTTTAGCTGTCGTCCTCTAACACGTATGTCAGCACGGTCTGTAAAAGCCTCCACAGGTGTTGTAGCAGAACGTGTTACGGTAGCATTGCTGTTTCCCCCCTCAGAAGGAGTGGACTTTATACCTGAACCTGAAGACTCTAGGGGGTCAAGTGTTAAGGTAACAGATGGATTATCCACTGTAGACCCATCAAAAGTTACGTCAGGTAGCACACGATCTACTAAAAAGAACCTATGCCCATCATCTAAATCAAAATCGGCTGATGTAATAAAAGAAGTAATAGCTGCAGGTGTGCCTGTGACATTGTCATCTAACCCCTGTTCATGCTCTACCAGATTATTTGAGGTAGTAGCCGCTAACGGACGATCTCTAGCACCTGATTCTACCCATGCTGTTCGTGTTAGGTTGCCGAAATACCACACATTCTCATAATAATTATATATAATGTATCTATCTGGCACAGTTGAACTAGCAGAACAGTAGAACCACCATATTTCGTTAAATGACTCGTTTGTTCCTGCAAACACCTGATCTGTCTGGTCACTGTTAAAATCATTAAATACATATCTACGTAAGTTACAAGGTAGAGTTTCAGTTCTACCATCATACTTGTAAAACTTATCTGTACCCATCCAGTAGGCTACACCGTTTGCATACGCCACAGCATTTTTAGAGGCTATAGATATGTTCTCTCCAACCAATGTAGCCCCCCACACCACGGGCGCACCTACGTACTGTAAGCTGTACAACGCGGCATCTGTCCAAATTAACACAGCCTGACGTGAGTTTGCCCCTGCAACAATCTCGGAACCTTGCGAAAGACGTAAACTACCTGCTTGGTTTGTTGCTGCAGGTGTCCAGTCCACTAAACTTTCTTGGTCAGACCATCTAATCAACAAAGGGTCTATATCAGAACTTCCTACTGGGTTAACCCCCAAACAAAAAACAAAACGACTAACGTCGGACACCACTAGATTATTATGTGTGGTAGGTACACCTGACGCACCTGACAGTCCTGTTACAGCCACAGCTCTAGTAGAAACGTTGTTTGTAGCGTCCCACACATACAAAGCACTGCCTCTAAATCCTATTACAAGGTCCTCTCCAAAGTTTTGTTGGTGCCATAAACGAATACCAAATGTGGTTGTACCGCTATTGTTCCATGTTGTACCTGCCTCATTCCAAGCACCTCCGCCCCAACCTGTCAATGGAGTCTGCCCTTCTTTACCTATATTTTCTTGATATTGTACCGTTTGACCTGAACCAGTGTAATTAGTGTTAGCCGCGCCTGTAGAAGTAGCTGAAGCTGTAAACGTGTATACATTTGCTGACGTAACAGCTGTGACTATATGTTCGGTATTCAACACTGCTGCTGTTATCCCACCTCCCAACGTAGTAAACCCTGCAAAAGTAACAAAGTCCCCTACCTCTGCCCCATGTCCAGTGTCGGTTACTGTTATAGTGGTAGACCCGTCAGTTCTGGCAAGATTAACTGTACTGTCGCTAGCTGTGGTAGTTTTACGTAAAGGAGTCACATCGTAATATGCTCCACCTTGTTCTATATAAAACTTTTTATGTGTGCCGACACCTACCAAAGGTATGCTACCAAGAGTTGTCCATGCACGTAAAGATCGTGCCGTTCCTATAAACGTGTTAGCAGATATACGTGTCCATCCTCCTATCTTTTCAGGGCTACCTTGACGAAAACGTATTTTATCACAGTCAAACCATCCACCCTCGTTAGCATAACGAGTGTTCTCACGATCTACACCAGATTTAAATACTAACTTCTTTAGAGGCATTGTCTTACATCAACTCAAAATGTGGTCCATCTATGAACGGGCGACGACCTTGGGAACGACGTAGATCTATGTAGGCATTCATAGCTTCTTCTGCTGTGCCTTCCCAGTCACGAAAGTCGTCTATGTGCCATGCCGCACCCCACCTAATTTTAACACCTTCTCGTACAGCTGCTTCTTTCATTGCATCGGCTATGTCATCGTACAAATTTAGTTCCCAGCTCGCCCGTCCAGAAACATAAGCCATTAAGTCAACGGCATCTCCTGTAAGGTGCTTAGACTTCATCGTCTGTGATGCCCCACGGGCTACGAGGTCAGCCTGTTCTGCCTCGGTACGGAGACCACAGATCACTCCGAAGTCGACGTTGCTCACTGTGATGGCATGCGTAACGACTGAATGCATCTCTGCTTTTACTCCATCTAATCGTCCTAAACTTCTCTGTGATAATTTAAACGCCATCATTTCCTCCTTAAT